ACAACTGGTGAAAAAGCCGGGTTATGGGGCACGATTACTAATACAAACTTACAGATACTAGAACAATTATCTACGGGTTATTTATCATCTGCACAGCTTGCAAGTGGTGATTTAACTTTAGCACTAGATAATGGTGCTACATCAAACGGTAAAAATTTATATATAAAATTAACAGGTACACTTGGTGCAAACAGAAGTGTAACTATACCTGATAGTGCTGAAAGAGTTATGATATTTGAAGATGCAACAACAAGAGGTACCTCTGCATTATATACTATAACAGTTAAAACTTTATCAGGGTCCGGGGTTGTATTACCAATAGGATCTACTTCATTAGTTTATTCTGACGGTACAAATGTTAGTTTAGGGTTACGTAAACAAGGTTATATAACATTAAACTCTTCAACAATTACTGCATACACTGCAGTCGATGGGGATCAAATTTTAGCAAACACAACAGCTAACCCAATTACAGTAACACTACCAGCTTCACCTGCAACAGGTGCTGAAGTTTTATTTGTTGATGCTAGAGGCACATTTGCCAATAACAATTTAATTATTAATAGAAATAGTCAACCAATAAATACAGGTACATCAAACCTAACATTAACAACTAATGGTCAAGCTTTTACATTAGTATATGTAGATGCAACAAGAGGCTGGGCATTTAAAACTAACACGGCATAAGGAGCACGGATCATGGCCCTTATTGAATATGACTTTCTTCCAGGAATTGATAAACAAGATACATCAGCAGGTGCAGAAAATAGATGGATAGATTCTGATAATGTTAGATTTAGATATGGTTTACCAGAAAAAGTTGGTGGTTGGTCTTCTTTAATATCTGATACAATTACAGGTGTTACTAGAAAACTTCACGCTTTTGTTGATTTAAATGGAAATAGATATGTTGCAATAGGAACAGATAAGTTTTTACTTTTATATTTTGAAGGACAGTTACATGATATTACACCTTTAAAATCTACATTAAGTTCTTCTACAATTGCAACAACTAATAACAATCCTGTTTGTACAATAACAACTTCTACATCGCACAGTTTAGAGCCTGGAGATATCGTTTTATTTGATAGTGTAACATTACCAAGTGGTACAGGTTTCAGTGCATCAGATTTTGAAGATAAACTATTTCAAGTAACATCAGTTCCAACACCTACAACTTTTACAATAACACAAAGTAGTAATGCTGGTGGAACCGTTTCAACAGGTGGAAGTATAGCTGTAAAACCTTACGAAAAAGTAGGACCAGCAGCACAGTCTTATGGCTATGGTTTTGGTATATCACAATGGAATGGATCTGTATCGGGTGCTGCTACATCAACATTAAATGGATCATTAAGTGCAAACTCTGCAGGTACAGGTGGTGTTGGTACAAATGTTACGTTAGCTGCAACAACAAACTTTAGTGCTGCAGGCAGAATATTGGTAGAAAGTGAATTAATATCTTATGCATCTATATCATCACCAAATTTACAAACTATTGTAAGAAATGTAAATGGCACAGATAATGCATCACATAATACAGGAACAGCTGTTACAGATGCAACAAACTTTTCTGATTGGGGTGAGGGTGTACTAGCATCAGAGGTAACACTTGAACCTGGTCTATGGAGTCTTGATAACTTTGGTCAAGTATTAATTGCAACTATTGCAAACGGTAAAACTTTTACGTGGAATGCAGGAGCTGCAGCACCTTTGACTACAAGAGCGTCGACGGCTACATCTGGTTTTTCTACATCATCTAATCCAACCGCATCAAGGTTAACATTAGTATCACCAACAACTAGACACTTATGTCATTTTGGAACTGAAACAACTATTGGAGATACAACAACACAAGATGATATGTTTATTAGATTTTCTGATCAAGAAGATATTAATGACTATACTGCAACTGCAATTAATAGCTCTGGTGATTTTAGATTGCAAGACGGTACAAAAATTGTGGGTGCAATTAAAGCAAAAGAAACAATTCTAGTATTTACAGATAATGCTTTATACACAATGAAGTTTGTAGGCGCACCTTTTACGTTTGGATTTGAACAGGTTGGTACTAACTGTGGACTAATTGGTAAAAATGCAGTCGTTGAAATAGATGGTTCAGCTTTCTGGTTATCATCAAATGGTTTTTTTATGTTTGATGGAACAGTTAAATCATTACCTTGTAGTGTAGAAGATTTTGTGTTTGATAATTTTGATACAACAAAAGGTCAACAAGTTGCAGCTGGTATCAATAATTTATTTACAGAAGTTGTTTGGTATTATCCATCACAAGGATCAAGTTACAATGATAAATATGTAGTATTTAATTATAGTGAACCCATGAAAAATGGTGTGTGGTACACGGGTACCGAAGCAAGAACATCTTGGATTGATGCAATTGTATATCCAAAACCTTTTGCAACTAAATATAACGCATCCAATAATGGTACTTTTCCATTAGTGGTGGGTCAAGATGGTTTAGGTCAAACTAAATTTTTTGAACATGAAGTAGGAACTGATCAAGTAAATGAGGATGGATCAACTACAACTGTCACATCATTTATAAAATCTTATGATATTGATCTAGAACAGGCAAAAAGAATTGATGGCCCTCAACAATTGCAGATAAGAACAGCTGGAGAAGTGTTTCTTGCAATGAGAAGATTTGTACCTGATTTTAAAACATTAAATGGTAATGCTAAGGTTAGTCTATCTGTCAAAAGATATCCTCAACAATCAGATACTATAACAGCTTTAAGTCCCTTTACAATTGATTCAAATACAACTAAAAAGGATACTAGAGCTAGGGGAAGGTTTATAAATGTCAAGATCGAAAATGATGACAGTAATGAAACATGGAGATTTGGCACACTTCGTTTAGATATGCAACCAGATGGAAGACGATAATGGCAAAACTTAATATTAGAATACCAGAACCCAAAACAGAATACGATGTATCTAACCAAAAACAAATTAACAGAGCTTTAACTATTATGAAAGACCAATTAAATTCTACATTTTTAAATGAAGTAAAACAAGAGACGGAAAGATTTACTTGGTTTAAATCAGGAAGATAGTATGGCAAATATATATAAAAATGCACAGTTTGATTTAACTACAACAGATGTGACTGATATATACCAAGCTCCATCTAATTCTAGAGCTATTATACAAAATATACATGCAGCAAATATTGGATCAGGTAACACTGAAATTAAAGCTTTCATATATGATAATTCAACAACAACTGCGTTTCAATTTGCAGAGCATACTGTTAATACTGGTAATTCACAGTCAATATCAGATGGATCAATCGTATTAGAAGAAAACGATAAATTACAACTACAAGCGGCTTCGGGAAATATATTTGAAGGTACTTGTGCTATATTAGAAATAAACAGGGATTAATATGTCATTTATAGAAACAGAAGCATCATATAGAATAGAAGTAATAAATGGTAAACCAGTTAAGATTATAACACCTCAAACAGAAATTACATTAACCAATACTAAAACAGGTCAAGAGTATAATTCAGATGCAGAGGCTATGCAAGATGTACAAGATTCAAATACAGAGACTGTAGCTGATGATATTAAGAGAGATGTTAAGGTAATTGTAGAAGCTTTACCACTTGGAGGAGATACAAAATTATAGTATAATAGTACAATGGCAATTCCACTTAGTTCATATGATAGAAAAGTTATTGATGCGGGGTATAACTATATACCTCAAACTCAGTATCTATTAAACCCATTTCAAATACCTACTATACCAAAAACTATAGACCCTATTACTGGGAAACCAGGAATGCCTATAAATTCATCAGGTATACTTAGTTTACAACCTCAAGGAGGAGGTGCTTTACAAGCAGGAGATATTAATTATCAAGATTTTGCAGGACTTGGATTTGATGCATTTGCAAAAAGACAACCTTCACCTTTAGTAGATGATTTATATCAAAGTAAACTAGATAAAAATTTTTTTGGTTTTCCAAGTTATAGAGAACAAGAATTAACTGGACCAGACATGGGTGAATATATTGGATCTAATACAGATGTTCCTTTAGAATTAACTACAGCGGGTAGATTACAGTCTGGACTATCAAGCATTGGTAAAGGTATAACAGGTTTACTGAGTAAGGCTGGTGGCATAGGTCCTATCAGTGCTCTTTTAGGATCAATGGATAAGTTTGATACACTACCTGCATTAGATCAACAGTTTATAGAACAAAGCATGGGTTACAGAGGTCCAACAGTATTTGGTGAAAACACTGGAGGAAATTATGTAGATCCTTTTGGTGTTAATGTTAGATCTGCATTTGGTAACTATGCAGAAAAAGTCAGAGATGACTATTCAAGCCTTAAAGATAGTTTAACAGGAAGATTATCTGATAAATATGGTGCAACATTTGATGAAGAACTAGGAGAGTTTGTAGGTAAAAATGCAAAAAAAGCAAATGATATGACAAAAATGATGAGATCAAAATTTACTTTTAGAAACAAACAAATAAACCAACAAAAGTTCGATGCAAAAATTGCAGATAAAGCAAGGCAGAAACAAAGAGATTTAGAAATTGCAGCTAAAAAGAAAAGAGATGCTCAAGCAGCAATTGCTGCTGCAGAAAGAACTGCAGAATTAAATAGGAGACAAGCGATTGCAGATAGACAAGCAGCTGCAGGGCAAACTACTAGTGGTGGTAGAGGTAATTATAGATCCGATAGAGATAATTCTAGAGATGGTGGTTACGGTGGTAGCAGCCAAAGATCTAGAGACAACAGAAGTTCTGACCTAGGTTTCAGTGATATAAGATTAAAAGAAAACGTAGAGTTAATAGGTAAGTCACCATCTAATATAAATATTTATAAATTTAATTACAAAGATAACTCAACAACATATCAAGGGGCCATGGCTCATGAAGTGCCTTGGGCATCAGTTAAACATGATAGTGGTTATATGATGGTTGATTATAGTAAATTAGATGTAGATTTTAAAATTTACAATGTTAATTAGGAGATAATAAAAGATTATGGCAATTTCAAGAATGCAAGAACCTAGACAGCTTTACGATGAAGGTGGAATTACAACTTTAGATGAAGCTAAAAGAATGGCTCCTCCAGGAGAGTCTTTAGCATATATTAATCCAGAAGAAGCTGCACTTTTAAAATCATTAGGTGGAGCAGGTGAAGATATTAACGGAACAGGGATTAAGTCTTATTTTATTAAAAAACTTTTTAAAAAAGCAACAAAGGCTGTAAAAAAAGTTGTAAAGTCTCCAATAGGTAAAGCTGCTTTAATTGGTGGTCTTGGTTATTTAGGAGCTACTAAATTAGGTGGTCTTAAAGGTTTAACTGGTATGTTTGGTAAAAGTGGTGGGATTGGAAAATTATTAGGTGGTATTAAAAATATGGGTCTTGGAAAACAATTAGGTCTTATTGGTGGTATATCAAGTCTTGGTGGTTTACTAGCTGCTAAAGAAGCAGAAGATGAAGATGATATAGATTTTTCAGATATTGATAGAGGAGAAGGAATGGATATTCCTGATATAGTTAGACGTGCACAAATGAATGATCCTGAATTTAGATTTTTACCAGGAGCAGAGTATACTTCTGCTTATGCAGAAGGTGGTGAAGTAAATAAAACAATAGCTATGATAAAAGACATGTTAAACAAAGGAATGGATGACGACACTATTTCAACTATAACTGGAGCATCTCAAGAAGAAATTAATATAATTAAAACTAATCAACGTCAAGATAAGGCTGAAGGAGGAATCATGGACCTTGGAGGTAATGAAATGGACCTTAGAGGTGGTGGTTTTGTACCATTAGGAGCCAAAGAAAAAGCAGATGATGTACCAGCTAGGTTATCTAAAAATGAGTTCGTAATGACTGCAGATGCTGTTAGAGCAGCAGGTGGAGGAAGTGTTGATAAAGGCGCAGATAAGATGTATAGTATGATGAAAAATTTGGAGTCTAAAGTATAATGGCAATAACAGAAACTAGAAGTTTACCCGCACAGTTTATAGAAGATATTGGAAAAGATTATGCTAAACAATTAGCAGCAACTACAAGTGTTGGTCTTGATACTTCTAAATTTGCACCAA